CCTAAAAAAAGCTCCGGAGGGATTTTTATATTTTCGATTTTGGATTGTAAAGGAGAACGTCTTGCTTTCTGACGTTACTATTGGTGTAAGGTCTGCTAGGACTGGACTTATTAGCCCGTACCATTCAGAACAGCAGCAGCCGTGCAGTTATGACCTGACTCTTGATAAGATTATTAAGAGGATGGTAGTTAGCGATCTTGACGAGTATCCTGTCGAGAGTCATATTACTGCGTACGACAAGAAACTTCACGGACTCGAGTATGTTGAGGTCGATCTTACGGAAACCCCGGATGGCTGCTATCGTATGCTTCCTGGCGAGTTCATTATTGCATCTACCAAGGAAACTGTAAAGCTTCCGAATGACATTGCTGGGCGATTTGAAGGTAAGTCCTCTCTCGGTCGAATCGGTCTGACTACTCATGTTACTGCTGGTTTTATTGACGCAGGCTTCGAGGGTCAGATCACTCTTGAGATGAAGAACGAGAATCGCTATCCGATCGACATCAAGTATGGTATGCGAATCGGGCAGATCTGTTTCTTCGGACTTGATTCTTATTGTGCTCATCCTTATGGGGATCCGTCTCTTAATTCTCATTATCAGGGTCAAAAAGGACCGACCACTGCTCGTGGCTAATGTTTTGGAGGGGTCGCTTAAGGCCCCTCTATCCTTAATTTTTGTGCAGTGTTCTTCGGACCTATCTTTGCGATTGCGCTTTTTTCTCCTTTCACGCAGGGTACCAAGTCAGGATAGGTCCTAAAAACACTACATAAACTAATTCAAAATGAAGATGAAGCCAAGTAAAGGAGGAGATATTTATGGGTAAACGTAATAAGACTGACGACAAGTCTATAAGAAGTATGCCACCTCTTACTCCAGAAGGTAAAGAGAATCAAATGATATCTCTTGCTATGGACTGTGCTGAATCACAGTTGCGTGATGGCACCGCATCTTCGGCCGTTATCGTTCATTTTTTGAAACTTGGTACTGAACGAGCGGAACTTGAGCGAGAAAAGCTGGTTCATGAGAATGAATTGCTCAAGGCAAAGACACAGTCTCTGGAGTCGGCAACTCATGTTGAGCAACTCATGAAGGAAGCTGTCGAAGCTATGAAATCTTATGGTGGAACAGTATGAGTTGCAGAACATATTTGGAACTTTCACAATTTAAGACGTTCGAGGAGCGTTTTGAGTATCTAAGAGTCAATTCTTCTGTTGGAATTGATACTTTTGGTTCTAGTCGATATTTGAATCAGATATTGTATCACGATACTAAATGGCTATCTGTCAGAAATAGAGTTATCATCAGAGATTCTGGATGTGACTTAGGAATTCTCGATAGAGAGATTACTGGAGAACCGATTTACATTCATCATCTTAATCCGATAACAAAAGAAAACGTCTTAAACAGAGATCCTTGTCTTTTTGACATGAACAATCTTATTTGCTGTACTCGTAGAACGCATAATGCAATACATTACGGCGATTCTACAAAATTAATTCATGACTTGGTAGAAAGAAAACCTAACGACACATGCCCTTGGAGATCTTAAGCGCAGGGCTAATCTTTTAAGGGGTGAGTTCACAGATGAATGAAGAGGTACTCGTTCATCATGGCGTAAAGGGTCAACGCTGGGGTGTAATTACTAAGGAATATGTTCCTAAAGGTACTCATTCAGCCAAGGCCGATCAAAATAAAAAGGGTTCGAAGATTCAGCAGCGTGTTCAAGCACGATTGGCTAAGCGTCGAAATGCTAAACTTGCAAAGCGTCAAGCGAAGTTGTCGAAGAAGTTGAAGTCAAATAAGCAGACTACTACCGATGATACTTGGCAGACTCTTTCTACTGATCAGCGTAAGAAGATGGTTTTGGAATCAAAATCAGCTAAGATGTTGTCGAAGAATGCTGATTTGTTTAATGATAATGAACTTCAACAGGCTTATTCACGCTTAATGCTTGAGAAAAGAGTTTCCGAACTTGCTGCTTCTTCTCAAGAAAAATCTTCTTTTGAGAAGAATATGGAGACCATTAACAAGACTATGAAGTATGTCAAAGACATTAGCGAAGCTGCAAACACAATTAACAACGCTTATACCAATCTTAAGCGTACATCCGAGATTCTTGCTAGTCTTTCTTCGGAACAGGAGAAAAAATAGGAGCCGCGTATGAGTCTTTCTAATACAGCAGTACCTATTTATTACGGCCAATTTCGAGATGCTGTTCTTCGTGGAGAAATTCCTGTTAACGAAGAAATTTCAATGGAAATGAATCGAATTGACTGGCTTATTTCCAATCCCGGCGTTTATTACGACGACAAGGCTGTTGAAGGATGGATTCGTTTCTGCGAAAATGAAATGACTCTTACCGACGGTGGAGACCTGAAGCTTCTTGATAGTTTTAAGCTGTGGGGAGAGCAAGTCTTCGGCTGGTATTATTATGTAGAGCGTAGTATTCCAGAGGTTCAACCGAACGGGACATTAATTCATAAGACCAAAATGGTCAAGAAACGTTTGATTAATAAGCAGTATCTTATTGTTGGACGAGGCGCTTCCAAATCGTTGTATGACTCCTGTATTCAGACATATTTTCTGAACATGGATACGAGTACAACGCATCAGATTACTACAGCGCCTACGATGCGACAGGCCGATGAGGTAATGTCTCCTATTCGAACGGCTATTACTCGTTCGAAAGGTCCATTATTTAAGTTTCTCACACTTGGGTCATTGCAGAATACAACCGGCTCTAAAGCAAATCGAGCGAAATTAGCATCGACGAAAAAAGGTATTGAAAATTTCCTTACTGGCTCACTTATTGAAGTTCGCCCTATGTCAATTGCGAAATTGCAGGGTCTTCGATGCAAGTATGCTACGGTAGACGAATGGCTGTCTGGTGACATTCGAGAAGATGTTATCGGCGCTATTGAGCAGGGTGCTTCTAAGCTCGATAATTATCTTATCATTGCTACATCCTCAGAGGGTACTGTACGTAATGGTAGCGGCGATACAATCAAAATGGAGTTAATGGACATTCTAAAGGGTGAGTATTCAAACCCTCACGTGTCTATTTTCTGGTATCGTCTGGATACTGTTGATGAAGTTGCTGATCCTACCAAGTGGGTAAAGGCAAATCCGAATATTGGTAAGACTGTTACTTATGAGACTTATCAACTTGACGTTGAACGTGCCGAGAAAGCTCCTGCAACACGAAACGATATTTTGGCGAAGCGTTTTGGCATTCCGATGGAAGGCTATACGTATTACTTTACCTATGAGGAAACTAAGGTTCATCGTCGTCAGAATTTCTGGCAGATGCCGTGTGCTTTGGGTGCTGACTTGTCTCAAGGCGACGACTTCTGTGCTTTTACTTTCTTATTTCCGTTGAGTGGAGAACGTTTCGGTGTTAAAACGAGGAACTATATTACTTCGCTTACTCTAAATCGTCTGCCTCTAGCTATTAGGGAAAAGTATAACGATTTCATAAAAGAGGGTTCTCTTATTATTATGGAGGGAACTGTTCTCGATATGGACGAAGTATATGACGATTTGGATCAGTTTATCATAGATACCGAATACGATGTTCGATGCTTTGGATACGATCCATACAACGCAAAAGCGTTTGTGAATCGTTGGGAACAAGAAAATGGGCCGTTTGGTATTGAGAAAGTTATTCAAGGTTCTAAGACAGAATCTGTGCCATTAGGAGAACTAAAGAAACTCGCACAAGAACGAATGCTTTTGTTTGACGAGCAACTTATGAAGTTCACTATGGGAAATTGTATCACTCTAGTAGACAACAATGGAAATCGAAAACTTTTTAAATATCGTAGAGAAGATAAGATCGATGCTGTTGCTGCTATGATGGATGCATATGTTGCTTACAAATTAAACAAGGAGGCATTCGAATAATGGGCTATGAAGTTATTCAACACCATGGTGTTAAAGGTATGCACTGGGGTGTTATTACTAAGAAAGTTTCATCTTCAGTTAAAGCACATTCCGATAAGCGAAAAGCCGAGAATGAAAAGCGCAATAAACTAAAGAAGGGCTACTCGACGAAAAAGCCTACAACAAAGGCCGAAAAGTCTGCTGCTCGTACATATTATCGACAGCAGCGCACTCATTCATTTAATACCTATCGTAATCAAGAGATCAAACTTGCTCGAAAAGAAGCTACACTCACTGGTGAACAGATTAAAAACGGTCGCTATCGTATTGCGAATGCCCGTAACATCAAGTTGAAATCGTTTTCAGCAGTGATGGGAGTCGGCACTACAGCTTTGATCGCTGGTTCTGCACCTCTTGCCGCTCCAATTGCTGGTCTTACTGTTGCAGCTCTTAGCAATTATGCGTCTGGTGGATCTTATTATGCAAAAGAGAAGCGAGCGTACGGCGATAAACGTGCTAAAGTTCAGTCAAAATCGTAAGGAGGTAGTATGCCGGAACCTTTACGATCTAGGCTGAAAAACGCCTGGAATATTTTTAGAGGTCAAGATTCAAAAGATAGCACTCCTACTGAAGATTACGGCTCTTCATCTCCTGCAATCGTATATACTGGCCAACAGATGTACAGTTACCACTATCGTGGCGGAGATCGGTCGATTGTAAATTCTATCTACAATCGTATCGCAATGGATGTTGCGTCGGTTGATATCCGACATGTTCGTACTGATCCCGATCATCGTTATCTTGAAACGATTGAAGACAGTCTTAACTCTTGTCTAAGTACAGAGGCAAATATTGACCAAACAGGACGAGAAATGATTCAGGATGCAGTGCTGACTCTGTTTGATGAGGGCTGCATTGCAATTGTTCCAATTGAGACTGAAACAGATCCGGATAATGGAAGTTATAACATTTATTCTTTACGTGTTGGAATTCCTGTTGAATTCTTTCCTCAACACGTAAAGGTAAGTCTATATGACGATCGTAGCGGGCGACGAAAAGAAGTAATTGTTCCAAAAACTCAAGCAGCTATTATTCAAAATCCTTTTTATACAATTATGAATAAAAACGATTCTTTGATGACTCGTTTGAACAGGAAACTGAACCTTCTTGACGTCGTCGACGAGCAAACCAGTTCTGGAAAGTTGGATCTTATCATTCAACTTCCATATACGATTAAATCCGAAGCTCGGAAGAATCAAGCAGAGGAACGTCGAAAGGCGATTGAAGATCAGCTTGCTGGGTCAAAATACGGAATTGCGTATGTTGATGCTACAGAGCATATTACTCAGCTGAATCGATCAGTAGAGAACAATCTACTCAAACAAGTAGAGTATTTGACGAATCTTGCCTATGGCCAACTCGGAGTTACACCTGAGATTATGAATGGTACTGCAGATGAGAAGGTCATGACCAACTATAATAGTCGAGTTATTGAGCCTGTATTGTCTGCTTTGACCGAAAACATGTCCAGGGTGTTTATTACGCCTACTGCAAGGACTCAAGGTCAAGACATTAAGTATTTCCGAGATCCGTTTAAGCTCATGCCGGTCAGCAATATCGCTGAAATTGCTGATAAGTTTACTCGAAATGAAATTGCTACTAGTAACGAGATTCGACAGGCTATTGGTATGACGCCTTCTTCTGATCCCAAGGCTGATGAGTTGCGAAACGCAAACCTCAGCGCTCCTGCAAACGATCAAGAAGGTTATGACGATCAAACCGATGAAGAGACTCAGGATGAATAGATACAGATTACATCAAAATGGGCTTCTAAATCGTTTGAATAATAGTAATGTAATTACAAATTAAAGGAATGGAGGGAAATGATCAACATGGATGAAAATTATGATTTTTGTGGTTGGGCTAGTAAGTATGAAGTTCCATGCTCTGATGGTCGAACGATTAAGCAGAACGCCTTGGCCGCAGATGATGGAAAAATTGTTCCTTTGGTTTGGAATCATCAGCACAGTGAGATGAAGAATGTCGTAGGTCATGCACTGCTTAACAATCGTCCGGAAGGAATGTATTGCTTTGGCTACGTAAACGATACTGACGAAGGTACTCGTGCTAAAAAGCTTCTAAAGCATAAGGATATTACCGCACTGTCGATCTTTGCAAATAATCTCAAGCAGAATAAACGTGCAGATGGCCGCAAAGATGTCGTTCATGGCAAAATTCGAGAGGTTAGTCTTGTTCTTGCTGGTGCTAATCCTGGAGCATGTATTGATTCTGTGATGGTTCATTCCGACGATGGGGAACCTATGGAATCGGATGACGAGGCTCAGATTTACAATGACGATAATACCGTGTGGTTTGGTCATTCTGATGAAAGTGAGAAATTTATGGCAGAAATGCTGAATAACGAGGGTAATTCGGATGAGGTTGATGATTCTCAGTCCGCTGAGACTGTAGAGCATGCCGATGACAATTCGGGTGACAACTCTAACAAGAAACCTGCTGAAGATGAAACAGTTGAGGATGTTCTTAATTCTATGAATCCTCATCAGCGTGAGGTAATGCAGGGCTTGATCAATTATCTTATCGAAAATGGCTCTAGCGATGAGTCCAATAATTCCGAGAAGGGAAATTCCGACATGAAGCACAACATCTTTGACAACACTGAGGAGAACGACGAGACTCTCGAGCATTCTCTCGGTATGGATTGCGATTTTGAGAAGGCTATTGCAGATATGAGCCGTTATGGCTCCCTTAAGAAGTCGTTCCTTGCACATGGTGCCAATATTGATAAGCTTGTTGGCGACGAGTTCCTGGCGCATCTCGACAATGGTACACCTGGCACTGACTACGGCATTGGCAACATTGACTATCTGTTCCCCGATTTCCAGACCGTAGGCGGCAACAACCTTAAGTTTGTCAAGCGCAATACCGAGTGGGTTTCTCGCGTTATGAACGCGGTTTCTCATACCCCCTTCACCCGAGTCAAGTCCGTCTTCGCTAACATTACTGAGGACGAGGCTCGTGCTCGAGGCTACATCAAGGGTAAGAAGAAGAAGGAGGAAGTGTTCCCCCTGCTCAAGCGCACCACGACCCCGCAGACGGTATATAAGAAGCAGCGTCTCGATCGTGACGATATTCTTGATGTTACTACGATGGACATCGTAAGTGTTCTTCGTCAGGAAATGCGTACGATGCTCGAGGAAGAGATTGCTCGTGCTATCGTCATCGGCGATGGCCGTGAGTCCGGTAGCGATGACAAGATTAGCGAGGATCACATCCGCTCGGTTCTTAATGATGATCCTTTCTACTCGATCAAGATCACCAAGGGTTATAAGACTGAGCCTGATAATAGCACCTTTGCTGCTGATTTTGAGGAGCGTGTTGTCTACGGCTTCGAGGACTATGAGGGTTCTGGTAATCCGCTGATGTTCACGACTCAGCGTAATCTCAACCGTCTGCTTATGCAGAAGGATAAGGTCGGCCGTCGAATTTACAAGTCCAAGCAGGAGCTTTGCGCTGCGCTCTGTGTTGCTGATATTGTCCCCGTTCAGGTCATGAAAGACCTCGAGCGTACGCCTCTTGCTAAGGAGACGACGCTCACTGGTAAGACTCTTATTGTCGATGCTGTTATTGTCAATCTTAATGACTACAACATTGGCACTGATAAGGGTGGCGCTGTGTCCATGTTCGATGACTTCGACATTGATTACAACCAGGAGAAGTACCTGATCGAGACTCGTATCTCTGGTGCTCTTACGGTTCCTTATTCTGCTATGGTCGTCGAGCATTATGTTGATTCTTCTCTCGAGGGTACTTCTGATTCCGTAACCAAGACTGATCCGGCTGACGCTGATCAGAAGACTACTGGTCGCTAGGATGAATCAAAATGGGAAAATTCTACGGTAAAATTTTCTACGGTAAAACTGTAGAGCGAGAAGATCGACCTGGAAGTTGGAAAACTCAGTTGGTAGCTCGGGATTATTATGGCGATATTACTAAGATGTCTCGACGATATTCTAATGATAATAACGTTAATGGTGATATTACGTGCAATAATGTTATTAGTATTATCGCTGATCCATATGCTGTAGCTCATTTTTCCCAGATTAAATGCGTAGAACTTGTAGGGACGAGGTGGGCTGTTACTTCAGTTGAGGTACAGTCTCCTCGTCTTATTCTTACGCTTGGCGGTGTATACAATGGGTCTTAGAGTAGACTTACAGAGTACATTGCAAGAAATCATGGGAGATAATAAGGTTTATTTCCAACCTCCCGAGAACGTAACTATGGAATATCCTTGCATTCGATACAGTCGTAGTACTGGTAATACTCGATTTGCGGATAATACATCTTATACGTTCGACTGTCGATATGAGATTATTCTCATTGACGAAGACCCGGATAGTGAATTCTTCGAGCCTCTTACACAACTTAAATCGTGTACGTTCGAACGGCATTATGTATCTGATGGTCTTAATCATGATGTGTTTTATCTTTATTTTTAAGGAGTAAATTATGCCTGAACCCGCTTCTTCTAAAGCCCTTGTTTGGGATAAGGCCGGTCAGCGTTATTATGAGAATGGTGTAGACCATTGCGCGCTGTATCTTCAGAATTCTGACGGTGTTTACGGTAAGGGTGTCGCATGGAACGGCATTACCGGTATTACCGAGTCCCCTGATGGCGCCGAAGCTAACGATCTGTATGCTGATAACATGAAGTATGCTTCTATGCGTTCTGCTGAGACTTTTGGCGGTACCATTGAGGCTTACATGTATCCTGAGGAGTTTGGCCAGTGCGATGGTACTGTGACTCCCGAGGGTACTAAGGGTCTCTATCTCGGTCAGCAGACTCGCACCGCCTTTGGTCTTGCTTATCGCACTAATATTGGCAACGATACGATCAGCAATGCTGACGATGGCTACAAGCTGCATCTGGTCTATGGCTGCACTGCTTCTCCTTCTGAGAAGGCTTATGAGACCATTAATGACTCCCCCGATGCAATTACTTTCTCTTGGGAGTTTGATACCACCCCGGTCGCTGTTGACGGCTATAAGTCTCTGTCCACGATTACGATTGACTCTCTGACGGCGCCCAAGGCTGCTCTTGCTGCTCTTGAGAAGAAGCTGTTCGGCGACGCTACCACTGATCCGACGCTTCCTCTTCCGGATGAGGTTATTAATATTTTCAAGACCAACGCTGACGTTGTGTCTCAGAGTGACACGAAGTCTGTAAGCGGCAAGTCCACTATTTAATCAAAATGGGATTATGAAAGGAGAATCTTCTAATGTATAAGAAGACTATCACGTATACTGACTATTTCGGTGTCGAGCGCACTGAGGATTTCTACTTTAATCTTACCACTTCGGAGCTTATGCAGATGCAGTTGAGTACTCAGCGTGGTTTTTATAACGAGATGCAGACGCTGATTGATTCGCATGATGGTCCTAAGATCATGGATGCATTCAATCAGATTATTATGCAGGCTTATGGTGAGAAATCTGAGGATGGTCGTCGATTTGTTAAGTCTCCTGAGATTTCGAAGGCTTTTACTGAGACTCCCGCATATGACAAATTCTTTATGGAGCTTATTGAGGATTCAAAGGCTGCCGCTGAGTTTATTAACGGCATTGCTCCGAAGAATGCGAAGCTCTCGAGCGATGAGACTGCTAAGATCATCGCTATGGCAGAGGCCAAGAATTAGTTAAGGACGTGATTCGAATGCTCGAGATCGAGATACCTCAAACTGAGATTTGGGATAATGAAAACGAGATGTTTTCTTATGTTGATTCATGCAAACTCGTTCTCGAGCATTCGTTGATTTCTATTTCCAAATGGGAATCCAAATGGAATAAACCATTTCTAACTAGAGATGAAAAAACTCCAGAAGAAATGATCGATTATGTGAAATGCATGACTATTAATCGTGTTGATTCGGCAGTTTTTAGTTGTCTTACTACTGAAAATTACAAAAAGATAAACGATTATATTGCTGCTCCTATGACAGCCACTACTTTCAAAGAAAATGGCAGTGCTCCTAGGGGAAATCGAGAAATCATGACGGCTGAAGTCATCTATTTTTATATGATTTCATTTGGAATTCCATTTGAGTGTGAAAAATGGCACATTAATCGACTGCTTACTTTGATTCGAGTCTGCAGTATTAAGAACTCTCCTAGTAAGAAAATGAGTAAGAGTGCGGCTGCAAAACAACAGCGTGCTCTTAATGCTCAACGAAGGGCTAAGGCTCATAGTAAGGGGTGACGCTAGTGCGTATCTCATTTTCAGAAAAAGGAGATTTTAAAAGAACTGAAAAATGGCTCAAGCGTTGTCAAAAAGCTTTGGATAAGGGCATATTTGATAAGTATGGTCAACGAGGGGTAGCCGCTTTAGCTTCTGCAACCCCAGTTGATAGCGGAACAACTGCAGCCAGTTGGGACTACAGAATTGTTGTTACATCTAGCGGTGTAAATATTGAATTTCTTAACACAAACATTAATAAGAATGTAAACATCGCTATTATTCTGCAGTACGGACACGGTACTCGAAACGGCGGTTGGGTAGAAGGCCGTGACTACATTAACCCAGCAATTGATCCTGTGTTTACACAATTAGTGCGTGAAGTCTGGAAGGAGGTTATCTCGCTATGAGTAATTCTATTGACAGCAAAGTCGTTGAGATGAAGTTTGATAACCGAGACTTCGAGGCTAACGTTAAGAATACCATGTCTACCTTGGACAAGCTTAAAGACAAGCTTAAGTTCAAAGGTGCAGAAGCTGGACTAACCTCTATTCAGAAAGCTTCGGATAAAATTGACTTTTCCGGAGTAAGCAACGGACTAGACATTGCGTCTGTTAAGTTTTCGGCTTTTCAGGTAGCTGGTATTACTGCAATAAGTAATATTACCAATTCACTTCTCGGTCTTGGTAAGAATCTTATTAACACGTTCGCGATTGAGCCTCGTACTCAAGGCTTTTCAGAATACGAACTCAAAATGGGATCTGTTCAGAACATTATGAACGCTACTGGTGCTTCTGTCGAAGAAGTCGGTAGGTATCTTGATGAACTGAATACTTATGCTGATAAAACCATTTATTCGTTTTCTGATATGACCGCCAACATTGGCAAATTTACAAACGCCGGTGTCGGTCTTGATAAAGCTGTAGCTGCAATTCAGGGTATTTCTAATGAAGCTGCTATCTCTGGCGCAAATGCGAACGAAGCTTCTCGAGCGATGTACAATTTTGCTCAGGCGTTGTCACAGGGTTCAGTTAAGCTAATCGACTGGAAATCTATCGAGTTGGCCAATATGGCGACGGTAGATTTTAAGAATCAACTTATTCAAACGGCCGTTGCTATGGGAACCCTTGTTGAGCAAAACGGAAAGTATGTTTCCACAACAAAGGATGCTACCGGTCATGTGTCCGCTGCATTTGATGCAACTTCGATGTTCAATGACTCGTTGTCATCACAGTGGCTAACCACCGATGTTCTTGTTACAACTCTTGGACGCTATGCCGATGAAACTACAGATATTGGCAAGAAAGCTTTTGCCGCAGCTAAGGATGTTAAAACCTTTAGCATGATGTGGGACACCCTCAAAGAATCTGCTGGCTCTGGTTGGGCGGAAACTTTTGAACTTATCTTTGGCAATTTCGAAGAGGCAAAAACTCTTTGGACTGGGTTGACTACTGTATTCGGTGATGTAATTAGCAAAATCTCGACGGCTCGAAACACACTTGTCAAGAGTGTGATGCAAGGGTCTTGGGGACAATTTGTTGATAAAATTACAGCTGCTGGTATAAGCCTTGATGCCTTCAAGAGTAAACTAACTGAAATCGCTAATGCTCATGGCATTGATATCAACTCTCTTATTGAGAAATATGGTAGCTTTGAAGCAGCACTATCAAGGTGCGATAACGCTGGAGCTTTAGTTGCAGAAACTCTTAAGAATTTGGTAGATGCTTCTAAAGCAGCTGGAAATTCTCAAGATCAGTTTAATCAAAAACTTTTATCTTTTCAGGATACCGTTAAACGAGTTTGGAACAGTGACCTGAAAACTAGCGAAGAGCGATATCAAGCTCTTACTGATGCTGGTTACGATTATTCTAAAGTTCAGGATTTGGTTAACAAAACAGTTAAGGGTCATGCTTTAACTCTAGAAGATCTTAGTGATGAGCAATTAAAGAACATTGGATATACACAAGAAGAAGTTGATAAGCTTCGTGTTTTCTCCGATGAAGCTCAGAAAACTGGATCATCGCTTAGTAGCCTAATGAGTTCTTTGGGCTCTCGTGGTGGACGAGATCTGATATTTAATCAGACCGACGGAATAATTATGAATTTCGTCAATAGTCTTCTCAAACTGGCTGAAATTGCCCAGAAAGCATTTGAGAAAATGTTTAAGCCGATTAATGCTAGCCAGATTATTGATGTGCTGAGCGATATTCAACAGGCAACTGCTTGGGTGTTTAATTATTTGGATGCCCATAGTGAAGCGATGAGTAATACACTTGCTGGTTTGCTTGCACCTCTGAAGCTAATTAGTTCTATTCTGTCTGGCACATTCACTGTGGCCTTGAAGCTAGCTGCCAAGATCATCGGTAAAGCAGACGGCACTATTTTCGATCTTACTGGTAGTGTCGGAAACGCGATTGCTGAGTTTACTAACTTTATCACTAGTGCTAAAGTGCTCGGTCGAGTGTTTGACGCGGTATATTTCATTCTTAGTAGTTTTATTGATATCGTATCCGGCATCGTTTCTAATGTTAAAAACTTTGTTGGCAGCACCATTATCGTAAAAAACTTTAAGAAAGCATTTGATTCATTTAAGCCGACACTCAGTATAATTAAGAAATTGATAGATAATGTTGCTGATGGAACTTTGAGTCTCAAAGAGGCTGCGAAACGCGCCTCACAAGCCGTAGATAAATGGTATGACTCTTGTAAACCACTAAAGACGTTCTTTAGAGATTTGGGCGGTAATATCTCTGATGTCATTGAGCCGCTTAAGAAGTTTATGGAGCAACTCATTCCGTTTGACGACATTGATGAAAAAGTCAAAAAGGCAAAAGAGTCTCTCAGCGGTTTGCTAGATGATTTGTTTGGTAAGTCGGATAGCTCTAAGGGCAAAAAGACTGTCAAACAAGCTATTGATGAAGTTGCTACTTATGCAAGGGATTACATAGCCGGACTTGCCCCTATCGATTTCGGTCAACTTTTTCAAAATGGGTTAGACACCCTTGCGAAAGTTAAAGATCGTTTCTTCGAGACTATGACGGGTCTTAAGACCGATGCTCAAAGTACGGGAAATGCTCTTACTGACTTCATTCAGGGTGTTAATTGGAAACCTTTGCTATCGATGGCTGGAGCTATTGGCGCTCTCGTTGTAATTAAGAAGTTTTCCGATAATCTTAATACTTTGAGTAAGACCATCTCCAACGTCACTAAGCCGTTTTCCACTTTTGATCCGCTAGTGCAGGCTCTATCTAAGACTGTTCTAAGCTTTAAGAGTTTGCTTGGCGGTGTTAAGTTTACTGTTGTCGCTCAGGGCATTTTGAACCTTGCTTTGGCAATCGGTGTGATGGCTATTGCAATCAAACTTATTGGCGATATGCCCTTGGCTAATTTAGCTGCTGCGACTGCCGCATTGGGCGGATTGATTCTAGCTATTGGTGTTGTGGCTGCTATTGCATCAAAGGTAGCTACTCCTGCTAATTCTATGGCATTTGCGGCAATGGGCGTTATGTTTGCTGCTCTTGGCGGTATGATTGCTATGGTGGCGGGCGCTATTTGGCTCATTTCTTCAATTGATTCCGCTGGAGCAACCCAAGCAGTAGATGCGCTTGGCAATTTGATGCTCGCTATGATTGCTATGATTGCACTCATTCTTAATATGACTAAGAAAGGCGGAGATGGCAAGGCACTGACACAAGCCGGGTCTATGTTTGTCAAACTCGGTGCTGCGTTGTTGCTTATGTCTGCGGCCTTAGCGATCGTTGGTACTATGAGTGAGGCACAAGCCACACAGGGGACTGTTGTGGTAGGAGCCATGATCACGTTCGTAGCAGCTCTCGTTGCTGTGAGCAACATGATGCCCGTTAGCAAGGCTGTTGAGATCGGAACGATGTTCAAGTCATTGGGTGTTGCTTTGATTCTCATGGCAGCAGCGGTGAAACTTTTTGGTTCTATGGATCGAAATGACATGGACCAAGGTATGGTTGCTGTGACTGTACTGGGTCTTCTCTTTGCAGCAATCATTCATGTAATCGCTTCTAATGGAGCAGCTCTTATTGGTGTTGCTGGAACTATTCTTGCGATTACGGTTAGCATCGGTCTACTGATTGGTATTTCTAAACTAGCAGCAAAGCTTAAACCTGAAGAGTTCGCAGCTGGCGCAAAAGCTATTGGTATCTTCGGTGGAATGATGGCGGCTTTGGTTGTCATAGTCACTCGCTATGGTGGACCTACCGCAATCAAAATAGGAGGAACTGTAGCGGCTCTTTCTATTGGTATTGCAGCCCTTATCGCAGTAGCTATCCTCTGTGGATATGTCGACACTGACCAACTGGGTAAGGGTGTTGTTGCTGTAGGTATTCTCGGTCTTATGTTCGCAGCTATCATGAAAGCCTGTAACGGGATGAATGAGAATGCTCTCATGGGCGCTGAGAAATCTATCGTTGCTATGGCCGTAGTGATTGTTGCTATGACAGCGTGCGCTATTGCTCTTGGCATGATGGATACTTCCAAATGCGTACAGGGCGTCGTTGCTGTAAGTGCAATGGGTCTTGTGTTTGCTGCTATGATCAAGGCTTGCGAAGGCCTTCAGAACGTTAAATTTGGTAATGTTCTAACTACAGTTCTGCTTCTGACCACTGTTGTTGTAGCTATGGCTGGCGTTATTTGGGCCATGAGTGAACTTAAGGTCAAAAACGCTTTGCCTAATGCCGTTGGTTTAGCATCATTGCTATTGGCATTTGCTGCCTCGATCAAGATTCTGTCTACGATTAACGGCGACATTAAAGTCAGTGGTAAAGTTCTGGCTGAAATGGTTGCTGTGACTGCTGCTCTTGGCGCTGTTCTTATTGTGATGTCAGCATTTAAAACTGATGGAGCAATTGAGAATGCTATTGCTGTCGGTATTCTTCTGAATGCTTTTGCAGCTTCAATTAAGATTCTATCTACGATTAATGGTACGATATCTATCAGTATTCCTGCACTTGTAGCAATGGGAGCTGCCTGTGCTCTTCTTGCAGTTATTCTTTCTGCTATGTCCGCTCTTAAAGTTCAGGATGCAATTCCTAACGCTATTGCTCTAAGCACTCTTTTGTTGGCTTTCAGTGCAGCTAATGCGATATTAGCCGCAATCGGCCCTGCTGCAGAGTTTGCTATTGCAGGTGCTGCTGCTATGGATGCTGTGATTGCGATTGTTGCGGCACTGCTTGTAAGCCTTGGAGCTTTAACGACTAACTTCCCTCAACTTCAGCAATGGCTTAATACTGGTATTCCAGTTCTTAAGCAAATTGGAGAAGGGTTAGGAGAAGCTCTTGGCGCATTTGTCGGCGGAGCACTTGAGAGTTTAAGTGATCATCTGCCTGATATTGCTACAAACCTCAGCAATTTCTTTGTGAATCTTGATCCAACGTTCACAAAGATCAAGCAGTTGTCCGGAATGGACTTTAGCGGTGTTTCTTCACTGGCTACAGCGTTGCTGAAATTAACTGCTGCTGATTTGCTTCAGGGTATTTCCAACATTGGTGATTTCTTTACCGGTAGTAGTCCTGCTGAACGTATGGGACAATATGCAGATGCTCTTGTGAAGTTTTCTGAGAAAGCAGCTGATATTAACGTTGCTGGAATGACAAAGGGTGCAGTTGCTGCTCCAATTCTTAAGCAAGTTATTGATGCTATGCCTACTGAGGGTGGACTTTCTGGACTGTTTACTGGCTCTCAATCTGAGGGCATGGATAACATGTCGGAAGCTCTTCCTAAGATTGCTGCTGCAGCTGTCAAGTTTGGAAACGCTTCAGCTGATGTAAATGTTGAGGCAATTCAAAATGGGGTTAGTGCTGTTAAGGCGATCAGTGAGATTATGGGTATGGATTTCCCGACTGAGGGCGGTTTTGCTGGAATGATCTTCGGTTCTCAGTCCGAAGGTATTTCAAACATGTCTTCTAAGCTTGTTCCTTTGGGCGAAGCTGCGAAGAAGTTTGGCGATGCTACGACTGGAATTGTTACTGATGGCGTATCTGGAGCTATTTCCATTCTTAATAGAATTGCGAAAGCTACCTCAAGCGATGACATGCAGTCACTTCAGTCTAATTTCTCGACTGCTGGCCTTAAGACCAAATTCGAGAACCTCGGCATGGCCGCTGCTAATTTTGCAACTATGACCATGGGCAAGGATTACGGTTCATGCTCTGCTGCGGTTGACGCATTGAATTCTGTTGCTAAATTCACTTCGGATCTTACTGATTTCAGCGGAGACGGAGTTACTAGCTTCGTGTCGGCAGTTAACGAGTTGGCTGAGACTAATGTCGCGGGTTTGGTTGCTGCATTCCAGAATGCTGGTCCACAGCTTACTGTTGCCGGAAGCGGTCTAATGCAAAACTTGGCTGCTGGTGTTACTGCTGGTAGCGGAGCTGCTACGAGTGCGGTCACCGCAGTAGTCAGTAATATGGTTACATCTTGCACGACTGCTGTAGCAACATTTGGTCAGAGCGGAACATCTGCTATGACTAATCTTGCGGCTGGTATTAATGGTTCCAGTGGCGCACCGACTAGTGCAGTTCGAATTGTCGTTACGGCTATGATTAGTGCAGCTAGCTCGATGGGTTCGAAGTTCCATAGCGTAGGCGCAAAGATGATGAGTTCGCTAGCAAGCGGCATTCGTTCAAATGCTTCCAAGGCCAAGTCTGCTGCGTCTTCAGCTTTGAGTGGTGTGGTCAGTACTCTTCGCGGCTACTACGATGGATTCTATTCTGCTGGTGCGTGGTGTGCCATTGGTCTTGCTCATGGTATCACATCAAAAACCAGTGTTGTAACTGCTTCTGCTCGTAGTATTGCTAGGGCTGCCGTCGAAGCGGCTAACAAGGAAGCTGGCGTCGGTTCTCCTGCTAAGAAGTTCATTACCATCGGTAAGTGGTGTGTGATGGGTCTCGCAGTTGGTTTCAGGAAGAATACCAAGATTGCAGAGAAAGCCGGCGGAGACTTGTCTAAGGCTGTCGTTCAGACTGCTCAAGACACGATGGATCTGCTTAATGGCTATTCAAATTTCAAAATGGGATATGCTAGCATTACTCCTGTTATTGACTCTAAGAATTTCGGACGTTACACCGGATCTTTGGATCTGTCTGCTAACATTAGTCGAGTTATTGCTGAGCCAATCAAGAGCAATGCAACTCTCATGGCTGAAACTCAGAAAGCCATTGAAGCTTCCAACACTCAAGTTCTCAACGCTATCAACGAACTTAATGATAATCTCGGAAGCTACGCTGACGCTGTGGCGAATACTGAGACCGCTATGTATGTTGACGGCAAGAAACTTGCTTCGTCCATTGCCAAGCCTATGAATCAGCAGCTTGGTGTTCTTTCTAGGAGAGGAGGTCTGGCGTGAGCTACCCAGATTTACCCAACAACCGTCTAATTGTAAACGGTGTTGATTTGTCAATTCGTTTTCAGATGGTTCTGTTGGATGGTTACACGCTGGAGCCTCCTGAGCCTAAGACTTATACGGTTGACATCCCTGGAGGCAACGGAGTCATTGATTTGACCGAGGTGCTTACCGGGGATGTCGCCTATAAGAACCGCAATCAGGAATTCACGTTTGCGGTTATCGATGTAAAGAACTTCGAGAAGGTCAAGACTGAGGTAAGTAACTTCCTTCATGGTCGAGCGTTTGATTATACCATGACAATGGATCCTGGCTACACCTACCACGGACGTTTCTCCGTGGATTCCTATAGTCACGAGGCTTATGCGAATGGCCTTCTCGGGCGGTTCAAGATTACAGTCGATGCAGATCCGTATAAGTTGAAAGAACATTGTGCTTATCGGCTTAATGCTACTGGGGGTAAGCTGTATCGTTTTGAGTCAGGTAGGCGTCCCGTTCATCCTACAGTGGAATGTACGCAACCTACTTGGTTTACTTGGAATGGCAAAGAGCAGCTTGTTCCGGCTGGAACATATCGCCTTAACGATGTCGTTTTCACCGATGGTATCAACGAGCTGTATGTTAACTCGTACAAGTTAGGGTTCGTCCGATGGGCTGATTTGAAAAACAAACAGTTGACGTGGAATGATCTTCTAGAAAAACGCTGGGACGATATTCAGCGAATGGGCGGGGATGTTGAAGATGCTCCGCAATCTTGGAGCGAATTGTTTGACAAAACCTGGGATTTATTGTCTGAAAAATCTTGGGATCAGCTTAACTTCGGTCGTAAGCAACTTCCGGAGTCTACTGTATATTTGACTTATGATTGGGAGGATTTGTAATGGCCGAGACTACTAAAAATTTGGGCCTAAAACTTACGACCGGTTCAGATCTTGTTGATCCGGAGACAGCTTTTTCCGCCAACTTTAGAAAGCTTGATGAGCTCGGCGCAGATTATGTAATCGAGCAAGGCAAGTCAGGCGAGTGGTGGTACCGCAAATGGAACTCCGGACGATGTGAGTGCGGTATCGATTCTAAGACTTTTTCGAATAAAACCAGTACCGATTGGAATGGGAAAGGTTATCTTTGTGGACCTTGGTCTTTTCCGGCATATCCGTTTGCATTTTCTAAGCCGCCTTTTGTGACGATTATGTATCGTTATGAGTCTAATGGACATGGCGGAATTGTCCACATTGCCGTAGCTTCAACTGAAACTAATCTTCTTACACAGCCTCCGTCGTTTTACGTTTATGATGCTTTTGGACCACATACTTATACTACTCCTAAGTTTGGACTTATGGCGACCGGGTGGTACAAGTAAGAAAGGATAAAGTATGGGTTATAAGGTTCTGTATGACAATCAACTTCTTTTCGATCCTTATACGGATGATCGTATAACCGATACAAAACTTTCATCAAAACTTAATGCTGCGTCGTATTTCGATTTCACTATTGCTCCTACGCATTCTTTATATTCAAAGCTTGCAGAGCGAGCAGGAGAAGTTCGAATCTATTTCAACAATCTTATTCTGTTTAAGGGTGAGATTACTAAAATAGATGAAGACTTTGAGGGGAATTATTCTGTTTCTTGTACGGGCGTTCTCGATTACTTGACTGCTACTCGAGTTCGTCCGTACTCTACGGTTGAGGGGGAACAGCCTCTTAAACCTCCTTCAAGTTACGACGGTTATTTTCAGTGGTTGATTGATCAACACAATTCTAATTGTCTTGACTCACGCAAGCATTTCTCAGTCGGTGTGAATCAGGGCAATATGCTCGATAAGAACAATTATATCTATCGTTCGTCCGAACAGCGTCCGACAACTGCCTCAGAGATTGAAGACAAGATCTTGAATTCTGCTGGAGGTTATCTGTTCGTACGTTACCAGGACGATCTGAATATTCTTGATCTTTACGCTGACGTCCACGATGTCAATACTCAGATTATTGACTACGGCGTCAACATGCTTGACTTCACCAAGACCACTACTGCCGAAAATCAATACACGGCGGTTGTGGCAACGGGTTATACACCAAACCCTCCTGAGGGTCAAACCGATGTCAAGATGAAGCCAATTACTCTTGAAGGATGCGCGGATGGCGGTACACCTTACTCTTCGACTATCGTCAAAATGGGAGATAGAGTTTATGATGTAGAAGCTGTCAACCGTTACGGCTATCACGAGTATTACGTCTCAAACACCGATATCACGACTTATGATGGTCTGTTATATTATGCGTGCAAGACACTTAATACTCTTTTATCCCCCGCTATGACTATCTCGGTAAAGGCCGTAGACCTTGCTCTCATCATGGGCGATAAGTACAAGCATCTTCAGCTTGGTCAGGCCGTACGAATTCGTTCTAAGCCCCGTAAAGTCGACGAATACCTCATGGTCAATTCGATCGATCTCGATCTGATAAATCCTGAGAATACTACGTTTGACTTAGGTGCTTCGTATGATACCCTTACTGGTCAGCAGAGTGCATATTTAAAGACACTTAATGCTTCTATCAACGCGAGTCTTGATACGGTCGACGCTCTAAGCACAAATGTTAAGAACTCGGCTAAGCTCGCTCAAGAAGCAAAAGATAAGGCGGATACCGCGACAGATGCTGCCGCAGACGCTGCTGCGAAAGCTGACAAGGTAACAGATATAGCTAACTCAGCTGTAAGTAAAGCAGAAGATGCTTCGTCTAAAGCTGACACGGCTATCTCTACTTCAAACGACACTAAAGCTAAGGTAACTCTTGTTGAAAAGAAGGCTACTGAGGCTAAGACTGCGGCAGATACTGCGAAGAAGGCTGCTGACGATGCGACAACTGCTGCCAATTCAGCTCAGTCTTCTGCAGAGAAAGCTAATGAGGCTGCATCTAACGCTAATACAGCTGCAAGCAATGCTCAGTCCACTGCTGACAGTGCTTTAAGTTCTGCTGCTCAGGCAAACAAGGATGTCAGCAACGTTAAGACTCAGATTACCGAGATCAACAAAGAAATGACCTCAGTTAAGCAGGATGCGGCTACTCTGCGTGACGATTTGACTGGTCAGATTACCACGGTCAAAGAGACTATGGAAGCAGACTATGCCAAGAAGTCTGAACTGAGTGATACCGAGACTAATCTTAGGACCGAGATTTCCAAATCCGCTGCTGGCATTCGTACCGAGGTCTCTCAGACGTATAGCACAAAGAAAGAGCTCGAGACTACGACCAAGGCAGCTCAGACGGCTCAATCTACTGCTGACGCGGCTAAGAAAGCAGCTGAGTCAAACGCATCTGATTTGGCAAATGCTGTCAGTAAATTCGATGGTGACATTTCTGAACTTAAAGATCAGATTGATGGCGCTATTCAGACTTGGTTCTACGATGGTATCCCTAATGCGTTGACAGAGCCTGAAGTTAATTGGACCACCGATAAGGATCGTCAAACTCATCTTGGTGACCTTTATTACGATAATCAGACTGGATTCTGCTATCGCTACATGAATCAAAATGGGGTCTATTCTTGGGGTAGAATTCAAGATACTGAGGTCACTAAAGCTTTGGCTGATGCAGCTAAAGCTCAGACTACTGCTAATGCCAAGAAGCGTATATTTATCACTATCCCGAAACCGCCTTACGATATCGGAGACTTATGGGTTCAGGGTTCCACCGGCGATATTATGCGTTGCCAGACTCCCAAGATTGATAGTCAGGCATATGCTGAGGCTGACTGGGTCAAAGCCAGTAAGTATACTGACGATACGGCTGTGACAAATCTCTCCAACACCGTTGAGAAGACTTATGCTACAAAGTCAACTGTGAATCAGCTTAGCGATCGTATCGAACAGACAGTAAGCAGCGTTGAAGAAGTTCGTACAGATGCCTCTGCTGCAAAGACGACTGCTGATAACGCTAAGAAGGCTGCTGACGATGCTGCTGCCGCAGCTAACACAGCTCATGAGACAGCTACTGCTGCTCAGACTGCTGCCAATAAGGCGCAAGAACACGCTACCAGTGCTGCTAATGCTGCTTCGACAGCTAAGGCTAATGCTGACGCTGCGCAGGCTGCTGCTAACAAAGCTAATGCCTCTCTTGCTGATGCTAAGAAGAATCTTGAGACTCTTCAAAATAGGGCTGATGTTACCGACGAAGAGCTAACGGCTGCTAAGAATGCTGTGGCTTCCGCCCAGGCTGCTGCTGACAGTGCCAATTCTGCCGCAAGCAAGGCCAATAAGTTAGCTACGACAGCTCAGTCTACGGCAGACACAGCTAAGCAGAATGCTGCTACAGCTCAGTCCAAGGCTAATGCGGCTGCTAGTGCTGCCAGTACGGCACAGAGTACGGCTGATACGGCTAAGGCTAATGCTAAGAAGGCTCAGGATGATGTTGATGCGCTTAAGAACCGTGTAACCCAGGCTGAGACAAAGATTACGCAGAATAGCGAGGCTATTGCTCTAAGGGCGACTAAGACTGAGGTTACTAGTGCCATTGACAATATCAATGTTGGTGGCAGGAACTTAATTTTAAACAGTGCTGATTCATTTACTTTTACTGGCTTTAATTCAACCGGTACCTCTAAGTATGAAACAGGATGGGTTTCATCTCAAAAATATTTTTCAGGATTAAAGGGTCAACGTTGGACAACTGATCCGTCTAAGTCTGGAAACGGTCCCTACTTTAACTATCATGACAAATTTGGTGTTACTTTAAAAGTCGGAGAGATTTATACTTTTTCTGCTTGGATGAGCGTTGATAAAAATGGAGGAGAACAAATTCGGAGTCTTACCGAATCGCACCAGCTTATAGCCTCTGACACCATTCTTACAACGGGGTGGCGTCGAATTTGGGTAACGTTTAAGGCTTTACAAGCTAATTCAAACGTTTGTTTCTATACTGATCAACACGATTTTGGGTACGTTTATCTGCTCGGAATGAAACTTGAAGTCGGCAACAAACCAACAGATTGGTCACCTGCTCCAGAGGATCTTCAGGCCGACGCCACAAATAAAGCTAATACGGCTTTATCCGAATCTAAGAAATATACTGACGCACAGTTAAAGATCACGTCTGATTCGATTACATCGACGGTATCTAGCACATACGCTCCAAAACGCTATCCCGATACACGTGATGCCAATAATACTCCAGATTGGTATTTCGAGCATTACCCACGTCAGTCTATTACCGAATTTAAACGATGTTCGATAATTGGATTGTCCGATGATACTTACTGTTCCTTATTGACTGAGGTCCCATGGGATGACGCAACAGGTGGCTATCCTAAGCAGACAGCATCTGTGTTAAATAAACGCTATTGGCGAGTAGGAACTAATGGCTCAACTTGGGGAGCATGGAACGACGTAACAGGCTTGGCTACCACTGCGTCCAATAACGCCAGTACCGCTCTTTCTACCGCTAATACGGCTAAGTCTACTGCGACTACTGCTAATAGTACGGCTAATTCGGTCAAGAGTGACTTAGCGAATAACTATACTAAGACGACAGACACTCTTAAAACATATTACTTTGGATGGCGTAAAACTTATACTCCCGGCTGGATAAAGCTTGGCACTCTCACGTCCAGTGGCAATAATTCCTCAGTGACGATTAACGTCTGGTCTGGAAATGGGTATAATGGTTCAGCGTCACAGAATGCCGATTGGCAAATTATGATTAAGGACGGCTATCAAGAAACGCCATCTACTACAAAAGCGTTCGGCGTCACAGTAAACTACGGTCTCCATTGTGACGGTGCTAAAGTAATGATTAGAGCAACTGCTCACAACGTCTGCGACGTATGGTGCTATCTCCCGTGGTCTTATCCTAACGGAAGATATAGTATTCAGGGGGGATATTTAAAATGGGAACATAAGTCCGGAGGCGTTCTTCCACAATCATCTGAACCGAGCGAGGGCGAAGCGCAGTCAATCATTCAGGAAACTTGGACGACTGTAACGAATATGCAATCCTCGATCAACCAGACTGCTGAGTCTATTAAGTCTACAGTAGCCGCTACGTACGTCAATAATCAGACGCTATCTAGCTATGCTACTAAGTCTCAGCTTGAACAGACATCCACGTCTCTGACATCTCGTATCCAGACAACCGAAACAACTGTCTCAGGTATGTCTACGACTGTTAAGAATGTCAACGATTACATGACATTCGCTAGGGAGAATAACCATCCTACTCTGACAATCGGTAGTTCGTCAAGTTCATTCCGTACGAAGTTGACTAATACCAGCGAGAAGTTCATGCAGGGTGATCAGACAATCATGGAGTTGGATGGCGTTACTTCTACGGTGAAAGCTTCTCGAGTGCAAATGGGTCACTATCAATGGCGAGATACAGGTACGTCCATGCAACTGGTTTATATTCCTTAGGAGGGTCAATTGGCTACTATTTACGGCAACACAACCAATCACTGGCGTTGCTATATTAACACTTGGTCCTCCGAGGATGCCGGATCCGTATCTGCTGGACTGACCGTCGGTATTCAGGATTGCGGTTGGGGTTTTCAGATCTGGTCTGGTATTGTGGGACATGCTAGTGCTAACGGTAGTGATTCCGAGGTTAATACCAGCTTCAACACGCCGACCGGTTCTTGGAATACGAAGGATATTACTTCTGCCTCTCAGCGATTTGTCAAGCGTCGTACTGCTTACAATGTTACTCTATCAGGATGGGTGCGAAATCAGTCCGGTTACATGAACGGCACAAGTTCTGCAAGCCAGACAATCACTATCCCAGCAGTTGCACATCATTACGTCAGCTTCGATGCAAATGGCGGAACTGGAGGCCCTAGCAAGGTTGACAAGTGGTATGGAGAAGATCTAGCAATCCCTTCAACCAAACCGACTCGTACAAATTATGAGTTTCTTGGTTGGAGCGAAACTTCTACTGGTACAGCTGTGTATCAACCTGGTCAGACTTACTATGGCACTCCTGATGCAGACTATACTCTATACGCAGTATGGAAACTTGTATACGTCCCGCCAAAGTTTACTAGTGGTCTGGCTATTCGTACCAATTCAATAGCCTCTACGACTCCTGATTACTCAGGCGGTTACTGCTATGCCAGTTTTAGCTATAAGGTAGATACGACCATTTATTCTAGTAATGTCGCAAAATCCATTGTATGCAAATACTATCAAGACGGAAGTACTACCGGTGTAGTAGTGACTCCTACTGGAGATCTTAATAAGGCGTCTGGTACGATTAATGTCCATTTTGCAGCCTCGATTAACTCGGTGTATTATATCGAGTGTACTCTGACAGATACTAAGGACGGAACAGCGACTATCGCTCGATCTATCACGACAGGAGTTCTACCTATGGAAGTTGCAAACAGAGGAAAGTCGGTCGGCATTCTAAGTGCTGCTCCGAAAACTGCTGGGTTACAGCTCGGTGGTTCTGGCAATCCAGATTTTCTTATCGCTGCCGATACGACAAATAACCAACTGGAGTCGATGGCTCAGATTCACGGTAGTACGTCTGCAACCGGTCAAGGTGAGTTGACTCTAAGTACGCAAGGCCTTAATTCAAGTGGCAATGTTGCACGTGGCAATATTAACCTCGTAGCGAATAGCCTACGATTCAATTCCCAGCCTTATTTACCCAAGTCATGGGTGGTTGAGGAATCTGAGAACAAAGATCCTAATTCCGGCTGGGTTTGGAAGAAATATGGAGACGGTACTGCCGAATGTTGGTATAGGCATTATACTGAGTTCGACGTTACAAACGGGTGGGGTTCTGGATGGTATAATAGTTTGAATCCGAATAATGAAGACTGGAACGTTAATTTCAATAGCATCACTTACCCGTTTAAATTCAAAACCACGCCCGTATTAATTCGATCTTACCGTTCAGATTCCAATTACTCCGACAAGAAAGCCATTATAGTAATGCCTTATACTTTCGGAAACGAATCAGTAACTGGATCAGTGTTCTTTACCCAATTAGGCAGTTCAGGCGACATTCGCGGACGTCTCGAGCATTATGTATTTGGAATGTGGAAATAGACTAGCGTTATTTTTAAAGAAGGCGAAAAATGTTTTACGGTAATCTTGTAAATAACATGGTAATCCTTACACCGGATTCATCTACTGGTCGTCCCGTTATGGAGGTCGATCCGCCTACGAATATTCCGACAGGTTACCATGCTGAGTCTCGATTCCGAGACAACGGCAGTTCTATTACCCAGGTTTGGGATGTTGTACCCAATGCTGGTACTCCTCAGGATGCTGCTATCACGCTTGCTATGATGCAGGCGGAGAAATTGTCCGATGATGAGGCTTTGAAGGTACCGGCCCTCTATCCTGAGTGGAGTGGCAATGCAGTGGTATATCCTGTAGGCACTCGAGTTCTCTATAATGGCACTTTGTATAAGGCTCTGGAGACTCATACCTCGACTCCTACCACCTCGCCGATCGACAGTCCTCAGAATTGGACCAAGGTGCTTCCTTCCTCTTCTGGCGAGACTGCTCCTGAATGGGAGAGTGGGCATATCTACAATAAGGGTGACCGAGTAACCAGGTATAGTAATATCTATGAGTCTAATATTGATTCTAATACCTACGAGCCTGGTGTCTTTGGTTCTGAATCTGCTTGGACTCAGATCACTCAATCCTAAATCAAAATGGGAGTAAATCATGCTTCACGGTATTGATATCGCGTCATATCAGTCTGGCTTGAACCTCACAACAGTCAAAGGCCAGATTGATTTCGTCGTGATTAAGGGTACTGAGGGTACGAATTACGTAAATCCCTACTGCGATCCACATTTCCAACAGGCGAAGCAAGCAGGCATCCTCCGAGGCGTATATCATTACGCTAAGGCCGGTAATGCTACTGCAGAGGCAAACTACTTCTGCGATAACTGTATCGGCTACAAGGGGGATGCTATCCCTATCCTTGACTGGGAAGAGAAGCAATCAGTCGCCTGGGTTAACGAGTGGGTCAAAGTCGTCCGTAACCGCTGGGGAGTCTCCCCGATTATCTATGCGAATCCTTGGCGATTCAATCAAGGTGGCGTAGATAAGGAATGCGGACGATGGGTCGCTTCGTATCCGGCAGTATCTCACCCAACTTTCAAAATGGCCGAATCGTGGGATTGCCCTGATGTAGACGGACTTGTTTGCATGTGGCAATTCTGCTCTGACGGTCGACTAAACGGCTATAACGGCAATCTGGACGCTGATCTCTTCTATGGGGACGCAAACGCCTGGAACGCCTATGCTGGAGTAAAGCCTGCTCAGACTCCCCAGCAACCTACAGCCAAACCTGAGCAACCATCGAACCAAGATTCTTCGGACGATACAATTATCATCTCGAAGGGTGACGGTTCAAATCCTACTAAGTACAAGAAAATTTCTTAGTAGTTCAAAGTAAGAGGGTATCCTGGGGGCAATTCGTTAGTTCAAGACATCGTAGGTGTTCTTCGGTTTAACTTCGTTCTTCTGTCCTTTCCATTGTTAAATCCAGAATTGTCCCTATGATGCCCTCTTACTCTATTTGAGAAATCGTTGAAAGGAGTTTCTCATGTCGCAGCCGTACAATCCATATATTGGCCAGATTCCAGGTCAGCAACCAACTACACCACAGACTTGGTTGCCCGGCAACCAGAATGTCACTCTGCCATACGTAACGCCCGCTCCAAAGCAGACTATTTTCGGTAAGATCGTTCAAAATGAGAGTCAGATTACTCCGAACGACGTACCGATGGATGGAACAATTGCTATGTTCCCGCTTCAAGACTTCTCCAAGATCATTGCAAAGCAGTGGACACCAAACGGTCTGATTCAGACTCTTGAGTATCTTCCTGCTAATACTAAGGACGATAATCCGACAGTCACTCTTGATGAGGTAATGTCTCATATGGATGAGCGTCTTGATCAGATTGAGGATCTTTTCACCAAGCCTAATCAGGCAATGAGGAAGGGTGATAACAATGCTAAGTCCGCTTAATGCTATTCTTAACATGGCACAGTCAAATCCCAATATTGCAAACAATCCTCAAGCCCAAGCAATGCTGAATGTCGTCAAGAGTGGCGATGCTCAGAAGGGCGAGGAGATTGCAAGGAACCTCTGCAACACTATGGGAATCACTCCGGAGGAAGCAACCAAGCAGGCTGCTAACTTCTTCAACATTCCTCACTAATAGTTAACTAGTAAAGGATGGTAATCATGCCGTTTGACAAAACAGCAAGCATCTTGGATACAGTTAAGAAGACTTGTGGTCTGGGTTCAGACTACGATGCATTCGATCAGGATATTCTGGTTTTTCTAAACGCTGCCATCCTTGATCTCACTCAAAATGGGATTGGTCCGTCTGATGGGTTTACGGTTACTGATTCCTCTCAGACATTCGAGGACTTTATCGGAGGGTTTAAGAACGTAGGAGCCGTGGCAACATATTTGTCACAGAAGACTCGTATCGCGTTCGACCCTCCGACTTCTTCGTATGTTCTCGAGGCAATCAATAAAAACCTAGCTGAGCTCATTTGGCGACTAAATCTCGAAGCTGAAAATACGAGTAATTCTGACGTTACCTCGTAAACTCAGTTAGTTCATACTCTCGGTTATATTCCTATGATCGATCTTGATGAGGAGTATGATGAATATTCTCGTATGCCTCATCATGACTGGGACGAGAAATACGGTCGAGTGTTTAACGAGTATCGTGACGCTCGAAAGCACTATACTGAGACCCATTCTAGCTCGGATAAGAGTTCTATGGATGGCAAGGCACGTGAGCATATCGACTCTGTTATTCTTTCCATTCGAGAGATTTGGAATAGTGCAGATCCGACGCTTCGTCAGCAAATGAAGTCTCAGCTAACTTCTTTGGTTAACGAGATGTCTTAGCCTAAAGATGGATACGTTCAAACTAGGTGACGATATTTGGCGTATCCAATACGTTGATTACAATGATCCGATTCTCGTGGATCGTACCGGTAAAGCTACAGTCGCTGTGACTGATCTAGAGACAATGACAGTTTATATATCAAACCAAATCTCTGGAGAATTTCTAACTAAGGTACTGATTCACGAGATCGGTCATTGTATCATATTTAGCTTCCATTTACTTGATGATATTCATCAAATGGTCCATCCGCGGTACTGGGTGGAAGCTGAAGAATGGCTATGCAATTTTGTAGCTGACTATGGAGTTTATATTTTACAGACATTAAAGCTAATAGGGAGGTAGCAACAGGGATGGACTTAACTCAGTGTGTTGTTACTATTGCGTGTGCTATTATCGCATCTTCTGGGTTCTGGAGCGTTATCATGAAGCGCATGGACCAGAGGGAAGAGGAAAAGCGTGCTCGCGAAGAGATTGCTACTCAAAATCGAGAGGCGCAGAAGAAACTGCTTATTGGACTCGCCCACGATCGTATTATCACTCTCGGCATGACGTATATCGAACGAGGTTATATTACCAAGGACGAGTATGAAAACTTCTTTACATATCTGTATGAGCCATACGTGGAAAACGGTGGAAACGGATCGGGTAGTAAAGTAGCCAATGAGTTGAAACATCTTCCTATTAGGAATTCTTAAGGAGAAAAACATGGTTCTTGACGACAAGACGTATAAGGTTGCTAAGTATGTTACTACTATTGTTCTTCCTGCTATTGCTACTCTGTACATTGCAATTAGCGGCGTTCTGGTTCAGGGCGGGCTGCCTGGTCTACCTTATCCTGATGTTGTGGCTGGTATTATTACTGCCGTGGTAACCTTCCTCGGTACTATTCTTCATATTTCTTCGAGTAATTATTACAAGCAGAATTCTGAGGATGCTGAGTAACAACAGAGAGCCTGCGTAAGTTTTACAAGGGCTCTTATTTTTTTTGCGCAAAATATGCAATGCCTTTAATGAAGGTACTATGAGAGGAGTATTATGTTTAAACGTTTTCACGATTGGTTTTATACCAAGCTTGGAAGGTTTCTGTACAAAATTGGATATCTCGTAGATGATTAAAGAGTTGAGCTCGCAAGGGCTCTTCTCTTTTTTTTGCGCACACGTATCATGTTATATTATGATAATTAAATTTCTATGAAAGGTGTTATAATGAAGAATTTTTATAAAAACTAAACGGATTTTATGATTACGGCTATCATTGGCCTGGCTATGGCTACCGGTATGTTGGTCTACGCTTACATGTTTTGTGGCGCAGAACTGTTTCTGGTTGCTATGATCAGTGCTGTGATTATCGTAGCGTCTATCGTGGTAAGTTTTTATATGATTCCTCTGTTTAAGGAATTTGTTGAGGACTTGTAAAGAGTTGAGCTCGTAAGGGCTCTTCTCTTTTTTTTTCAAATTCTAAAAATGCCCGGTGGGAAATTTCAGAAAACGGTTCCGCATATTTTGCAACTTCTTTAATGAAGGTATAAGGTACTTAGTGAAAGGAAGTACATTATGAAGAAATTCGATTTTGTTTCACCTTATGAGTGTTTACACAACACTGTATACGACGCAGCTCGCAAGGGCACACGTCGTGGACAACTCGATTGCTGTCTTATCGGCTTTGGAGTATCCATGGCGCTGACCGTTGCGATGCTCGGATACGGCGCTTGGGTTGAGCACAAGGATGCAAAAATGAGTTCTCATGATTACGACTGGGATACGAAGTAAGGAGACATTCAAAGAGTTGAGTCTGCAAAGGCTCTTCTCTTTCTGAAAGGAGAGTTATAATGTCTATTTATAACGTTATACTTGATAAAGAGCAAATTGATGTGCTAAAGCGTTCGTGTATCAAAAACATGCTTGATAATACTCGTAAAATGGATGATATTCTACTTAGGCATTTACGCTCTGACGATTATAATTTATTAGAAGATAAACAATACATTAAAACTTATCTAGAACTCGCTACTCAAAAAGCGCATTTAGAATACTTCGACGCGGTAAGTAAGGGCATGGACAAGTAACATATTTTCTACGCATGTTTTGCAAAGTATATAATGAAGGACTACAAACATACGTAGAAAGGAAACTTATGTTTATTCTGTTGACTTTGCTTATTATGCTCGTGATTCTCACCGCATTCTTGATTGTGGGTGTTGCATCTGCTGGTGCAGCATTTCTAATCGTATTCGGTGATATCATTGTAGCAGTGATATTCATTGTTATGCTGATTAAGCATATTCTGAAGAAACGTTCAGGAAGGTAGTACCTAGATAGGAGATCGCAAGGTCTCTTATCTTTCGAAAGGAGAAATATCATGAACAAGACGTTGGCATTTTTCGGTTTAGATAATGTAGAATTTGCTATCTCTTGCTGGAATGAGAAAATACATGATAACGGACGAATTGAAGTGGCAGATATAGAAGGTCTGTTCTTTTGTGAGCTTCCTTTCGATTACTATGTAGCATGGACTAATACACTTAGCATGGACAATTTTAAACGAGACCCGCAAGGAAGGAATTACTATTATCTAACACTCCGAGAACCAAAGAATAATAAGTTCACGATTCCAAGTATAAATTACTAAAAGGAGAAGCCATGTTTACTGCTCTTATGATCATCAAGATTATTATCATGGTCTGGTCGCTTATATTTATGATTTGTCTGTATCGTACTGTTAAGAAACTTTTGAATAAAATTCCACTACTGTGGTTCAACTGGAACGATAAAGAGCAGAATTTCAAATTCAAATTTGGTTCTAAAGAAGTCGAGATCAACTATAGGAGTGAATAATGAGTATTACTACTATTTATTGGGTATGGATTAGTTTAATAATCATTCTTAGTGCTACTTTCGCACAAATTATTCGATTGAAGAATAAAGACTTAAATATTTATAAAAAGCGATGCGACCAGTATCTCAAAACGTATGAGCACATTTGTGAATCGGCTGTTGGATGTCTGCATATTTCACAAATCGACGAGCATAAAGCTCCAGATATTTACCTAGAAATCTACAAAGATTCATATCAGGAAATTCTTAATCGCTCTATTAATGGATCGTGTATTTTTCTGGATTGTGTAGTAGATTCGCAAGACAAACAAGCTCTTTAATGAGTTAATAGGTCATTTAACGAAAGGAGAATCAAATGACCAGTGTTGAAAAGGGAAAAATGGTAAAGGTACTGAATGACAATGTTGAGATTTTGTCTCACATGGAAGTCGGTTCTGAGGATCAATTGCGGGCTACTAAAGCTATCGAATCGCAAGCGAAAACCTATGCAGAACTTATTGAGTGCGAAGCCAAGGTTAATGCTATCGAAAACGAGCAGATGATTAAGTCTGCTGAGTTGGCTGAGGCACAAATCAAGGCAGAGCATGAACGTAAGTTGGCAGTGGTTGATCGTGTTACGAACGTCGCTGAAAAGACTGTAACGGTTGTCGGAGTTGGACTTCTCTGTGTTGCGGGATTCCACTTTGAACAAGAAGGAGCCTTTAACAATAAAACCTTTGGCAAACTG